TATTCTCTGAAGTTGTACCCATTAAATCCACAAGGTAAAGAGTCGATTGGTGCATCTTCATTCATCTCAACCATTATGTATTTTGATTTCAATTCAAATTCACCATCTAAACTTCCAATCTTTTTAGCGATAAAGTTGTTTTCACCAGGATTCATAGAACAATTAGTGAATTTTTCTAATACTACCGGATTTGAGTCAGTATCATAGTAATCTCTTACCAATATGTCAAAGTTTAAGTTGTTGAATGAAATATTAGTTATAGAGATTTTAACTTCGAAATTGGCATTGTCACCATCAGAAATTGTATAAAATTTGAACAAATCATAAACTTTATTTCCTCTTACTTCTGATACAACCCAAGGAGATGAAGGGGACTGATATCTTTCAAGATACCAACTCACCGATGTAGGATCTGCACTTTGAGCTTCAGGTAAAGAAACTAAATTACATTTTAAACCTCTAATATATCCTTTATTATAAGAATAAGTTAACATAGTTTGGAAAGCTTCCTCAACAAACAAAGGAACTACATTTCTTGGTTTTTGGAAATTGGAAACCCCAAAAACTTTAGACAGATAAGAAGATTCACTAATACTAAATGAAGTTTCAAATTTGAAGTTTGTTCCCAATCTGTCTGTGGCGTTAATCACAAACGTAGAGAAAGGATTTTTAGTAACTCCTGAGTATTGTCCTGTACAATCCATACTTACATCAGTTAATCCTGTAATTTGGAAAGTTGGGTTTTCATCTGTAGCGTAAGTTGAAATACCTCTTGATCTCAAAGTTGCCACAACCAAATCATCGTAAAGTGTATATGAATTACCAGTATAGTAATAAACCATACCAACAACACTTCCTGAATAACAATCTGTTACTGTTGTAGTAGTTGTAGTAGTTGGTACAATAGGTGTTGGTGTAACACAAGGATTTGATGTGGTTGTTGTTGTGGTAGGTGTAATTGTTGTTGTAGTTGTTACAGGATTGATGTGTGTCATACCTGTTACGACTGTCCAATAAGAAAATCCTGAATACATACCGTTTCCAATATTAGAAAACAAAGCGTAGTACCAAGAATCATTGTAAGGTGAAGAATAGTTAGTTAAGGTACTTGAAGGTGATGGAACATTAAATACGTTTGTTTGTGCCGTATACCCTGTTAACATATTGTAATCATCACCATCAATAGTACCAAAATAAGAAATTGAGGTAGATTGTGATAATGGGTTTAATATTCTTCCATAAACAAATGATTTGTGATCGTCGTCAAGTGTGCTCGTAGAACCATTGAAATTTTCATAAGGAATATTTACAATAGATTCAATTTCAGCAGGGAAACTATCTAAAAATGTAATTGAAGATTGAGAGTTTGTACAACCTGTGAAATCAACGGTAAAACCCGAAGTTAAAATGTTATTACATCCAGGTTCACAATCAACTATGATTGGTTCTTCACAATAGAAATCGACAGTTGCCGGATCTACGTTTGCACTTGTTACAATAGACCAAGATGGTCCTGCATCGTAACCTGATAAACCAAGAATTCTTGTTACAAATAATTGATTTGATTGTTGTAAATATGATTTAGCAATGTATGCCGCTTCATATTTTGGTATTTGGGTATTTACAAATTTTTCGGGTGTAGTAGGACCAAATATCGATTGAAATTCTTCATAGTTTCTGATGAAGATTGGTTCAAAAGCAGGACCACTAATTGTTTCACCCACAATACCTAAAGTAGTAACACCAACACTTTGAGCTACGAAACTCAAATCTACCTCTGATGTGTAAACTCCAGGTGATACAAAAACTTTACTGTTTGTTGCCATATTAATTAGTTCTTTAAATTATTTATTTTTCTATAAATACTTAAAAAAATATGAAAAACTTTACAACAATAAAACTATTTATATTTTGGTGAGAATTTATTCTGCCTTTATTCTGCCCCTATGTCTAAAGATAATAAGAAGATAAAAAATTTGAAAATTGATGTTGAAGTTCACAACGTTCTCAAAAAATATTGTGACAAAAGGGGGATAAAAATGTACAGGTTTTTAGAAAATTTAATTTTAGAAAAGTGTAAAGAAAAAAAAGATATTTACGGAGAAAATTAAATAAGTTTTTGTTGTACCAAAATATTTGAATCTTGTGTATTATCTTCTTTAATTACTTCTACTTTGATAATATCCCCAGTATTCACTTGTATTTGAGACAGGTCTGTACCATAAAAATCATTGTTTATGAATATTTGATATTCTTCAACATTTTGAGTGTTTGAAATATTCATATCAGTAGTGTAATCTACTTTTATTTCAAAAGTGTTTTTACCTGTTGGGAAACTAAATGTAAGGTCGGTTGGAAGTTCTTCATTTTTTTTCTTTTTTCTGCTTTTCACTTTTTCATCAACTTCATATACTTGAAAGGTTCTAACAATTGCAGGACTAACTTCATATTCATTTTCGTCTAACAGAAATCCTTGTAATGTCATTCCATACTTTTGTATATACATTTTTCTTTTTTCAACATCGAAAATTGATTCGTCAGAGACATCATTTAAAACAATAGGAATGTAATGACCATTTATTACTTGATACGCTTGTCTTGAAGAAAACTTTTCAATAACAGTTTTGTTGAATTCATTAAGTTCTCTCATTCTATTACAAACAATTATAACAGTGTAAGTTATTAAAATTGGTACTGGTTGAGGTATTTTGTAAATATCTATTCCATGTCTTTGACCATCCCAAGTAGGAACTTCAGCATAATGATATAATCTCCTATTCGGAATATTGTATTTTACAGTTTGATCACCAAATTTTACCTCAGGAGTTCTAACTGTTACAATAAAAGGTGGTTCTAAATTTTTGTCTAAGTTTTGAAAGTCCCACGTTTCTACAAACTGAGCCCAATTTTGAGTTGTTACTAAAATATCTAAAGTAGGTACTTTTTTTCCTGATACACTTATACCAAGTTGATCTCTTACAAATTCCAAAAACCCACCATCTAAATCTGCATGAAGTAAACTTTTGGGTAAGTAAGTTCCTTTTTCTGCAATCATTTCAGCCAACTGTTCCCTTCTTTCATAAGGAGTGACAGGTTGTTTTAAAGGAATGTATTTTTTTATTTTATTTGGTAAAGCCATTATAATCCTCTAAATTCGTTTGGTCCTATTGGAGCCGCGATTATTGTTCTATAAAAAGGTTTGTACCCTTTATATGTGTGTTTAATGTCAGATGTTACCCTTCCGTCATTAACTACTGAATAGTATCTAACAAAATTTTCCGTATCGTAATAACCAACATAATCCCCGTAATTTATATCGACATTTAAATCTTGTAATGTTTTTAAATAAACAGACATTGTTATATTTCCAGGCTCGACTTGATCCATTTTTGTACTTCCTAAATAAGCGTTGGTTGGAGTTGCTATTGCAACGTAAGCATTGAACTCTACGGGTGGTAAAAATGTGACTCCATCTTCTATAGTTTCTCCGTAAACATCATCTATCTTTATTCTGTTTCTATCAATCCTATATAAAACACAAGTATAGTTTAAATCCCCTATTAACCACTCTTGACCAATAGAAACTTCAAGGTTAAAGTCCTTTTCACTAAAAAATTTTCCTAATCTTGTAATTGGAACTTTGTTATTCATTATATGTTTTATTGATAAATATCGAAATTTATAGTATTTTTATAATAAAAACGTTTGGGACCGACACAATCCTTAATAGAACACAAAGCTTTGGAGTTACTTGATACGTATTCAGGTGCAAACAACTATATCCTTTATTTACAACAAAAAAAAATCTCATCAAAAAAATTCTACCCTACAAGATCACAATCGGATTACATAATATTATATTATGATGTAACACCTAAAGTTGCAAGAAAGTGGGTTGAGTTGGATTCATATTTTGCTAAAAAGTTCGCTGAAGAAAAATATTTGTTAGAAACCCCAAGTCAAATTTATATTGAAAAACTTTTAGTTGAAAAAGAAAAATCATATCATGTTTGGGGGAAATTTTTTGAAAAAGATAATTTGTCTGAATTTTGGATACCAAAGTCCGCCCTTATTAAAACACACAATGTCAAACCTGTACAAATTGATTACACAAAATACAATCATCGTCCACCTTTAGAACATCAAAAAATTGCAATCGAAAAATTAGCAGGTTCAAAAAGGTTTATTTTAGCCGATGATATGGGACTTGGAAAAACAACTTCCACAATTATTGCGGCATTAGAAACAGGAGCAAAAAAAATCTTAATAGTTTGTCCCGCCTCACTTAAAATAAATTGGCAAAGAGAAATTGAAAACTATTCTTCCCGTCCCGTGTTTATTGCTGAAGGTAAAAAGTATTCAACAGATGAAGATTTTGTTATTGTAAACTATGACATATTAAAAAATTTCCACGATACAAAAGACAAAGAAAACTCCTTACTACAAAAAACAAATTTTGATCTTGTTATTTTGGATGAAGCACACATGATTTCAAATGTTCAAGCACAAAGAACAAAAATTATTAACAATTTTGTAAAAACAATTGATAGAGTATGGTTATTGACAGGTACTCCAATGACATCGAGACCTATGAACTACTACAATCTTTTGAATATCATTGAAAGCCCTGTTGCACAGAATTGGATGGCGTACGCTATTCGATACTGTCAGGGATATCAATTCAAAGCGGGAAATAGAAAAGTTTGGAATGTCTCAGGAGCATCTAATTTAGAAGAATTAAGAGATAGAACTTCTAAACAAGTACTTCGACGATTAAAAGAAAATGTTTTAGATTTACCTGAAAAAATAATTACTCCAGTTTATTTGAGATTAAAATCCAAACAATATGAAGACCTCATGGGGGAATATTATAATTGGTATGAAAATAAAACTGAGGAATCTCAATCATTGACCGTTCAATTTTCTAAGTTAATGAAAGTTAGAAAAGTAATCGCAAATGAAAAAATAAATCAAACTATAGAGTTTGCTGAAAATATATTAGAACAAGGAAAAAAAGTTATAATATTTACAAACTTTACCGACACACTTCAAATGATTTACCATCATTTTGGTAAACAAGCCGTTTATTTAGATGGAAGTTGTTCAAACTCAATGAGACAACAGGCAGTCGACTCCTTTCAAAACGATGAAAAAATAAAAGTGTTTGTTGGTAATTTAAAAGCGGCAGGTGTTGGGTTAACATTAACTTCTGCGGAGGTTGTTATTATGAACGATTTGTCTTTTGTTCCTGCAGAACATTCACAAGCGGAAGACAGGGCATATCGATACGGTCAAAAATCAAATGTATTGGTTTATTATCCTTTATTTGAAAACACAATTGAAGGCGCTATTTATGACATCTTAAGTAAAAAGAAAAAAATAATAAACACAGTAATGGGTGATGAACCTCAAGAGGAGTTAGGAGATGTTCTCGAAGAAATTCTAAACCTAATCAATTCAAAAAAATAATCTTTTAACTTATAAAGTATTTATCAGTAATGAAAGTTACTGTAAAATATATACAATCTGACTTATCCACGGAAGATAAAAGTTTATTCGATTCTTTTATAAAGTATCTCAACAAAAAAGTTCCTTTAAAAAATGATCTTACAATTGAGTTTTTGGGCGAACGATATGGTGAAATGACAACAGGTAGTCGTATGGATGAAAAGATCAAAGTTCTAACAAAAAATAGAATGAATAGAGATATTTTAAGAACTTTAGCACATGAGTGGGTACATGAATATCAAAAAACAATTTTGAAACGTGAATCGGGCCCAAACATTGGTGGAATTAATGAAGATGAGGCAAACGCAATTGCTGGTCAATTAATTAAAATGTTTGAAAAGGATGTACCGAACAAAGAAAGTATGATGTACGAAAATATTTTTTTAAATAAAAAATTAAATATTTTAAAGGAACAAATTGAAAGGAATCAAAAAGAACAAATCCAAGAAAACTTTATCAATGAAATGAAAAAAATTGGTATTGAAAAGTTACCTTACGCTTATTCAGCATTAAAAAGATTTGTAGATCCTGAAACAATGGACGTTCATTATAACAAACACTACAAAGGATATGTAAAAAAACTAAATGATGCTCTCTCAGAAAAAAACTATGGGGATTTAGATTTAGAAGAAATAATTTCTAAAGTAAGTAAATTTAACGATAAAATAAGAAACAATGCTGGTGGTGCATTTAATCACGCTCTATTTTGGAAAATGTTATCACCAAAAAAACAACTTCCAAAAGGAGAGTTGTTAAAAAAAATTAATTCACAATTTGGAAGTTTAAAAAAACTTAAGGATGAATTTAATAAAGTTGCTTCTGAAAGATTTGGTTCAGGGTGGGTTTGGTTAGTTGTTTTGAAAAATGGTAGTTTAAAAATTATGTCAACCCCTAATCAAGATAATCCTATGATGGATATCGTAGAAAAAGGTGGATATCCTATCTTAGGATTAGATGTATGGGAACACGCCTATTACTTAAGATATAAAAATAAAAGAGATGAATACGTCTCAAAATTTTGGGACCACGTAAATTGGGAATTTGTAAATCAACTTTTTGATAATAAAAAAAAAAGTAGAACCTCAATCAATGAAATTGCGGTGAAGGCAAATTCAAAAATAGATTATCTTTGTAAATATTCTATATCCAAAAACATCTCAGAATCCCCCTTTTGTAAATTACAAGATTATAGAGATAATATTGCCGACAAAAATATTATTGATAGTTTAGAAAGGTCTATTTTAATTTTGGATCAATTTTTTCAAAAAAAAATAGTAGGTAATTTTCCTGTAATAATTGAATTGTCATTAGAAAACGAAGAAAGAACAAAAAACTTTTTAGAATTAATATCCGATTTTTTAACTAATCAAAGTATAAATGCCTACGACAAATATAAAGTTTTAAAATCACTAAAAAATTCAAATCAAGTACCTGAAACATTAGATGATTTACTTGCATATATAAGAGCTTTTGAACATCAAAAATATGAACAAAGTTACGAGGGGGATGATTTTGACCTAACAAGAACTAAGTTACAATTGAATTATAGATGTTCAGACGATCAAAAGGAAAAATTTTTTGAGTCCCTAACTTCAATAAAAAATGAACAACAGACAATTGAATTGTTTTTTGAACAAATAACGAATTGTTTAACAGATTCATTTAAAAATGGAAAATACTATGTAAAGGCAGATTTGAAATCAAAAAATAATTTTTATGATCAAGATAAAAATTTAATTTTTAGTGGTGGATCAAACTTTGAAGTAAAAAAAATGGACCCATTCATTGACAGTTATTTATCCGAATTTTTCTCAATATTTAAAGAAAGTTCTTTAAAAGAATATAAACCTGAATACATTGAATTGTACAATCAATTGATCGATAAAATTTTTACGTGGTTATTAACAAAAATGGAAGCGTCCTTATATTTGAAAAAAATAAAAGAGAATATTGCTGGAATAATATATGATAATAAAACATTTGTACCAATTCAGTTTATACAATTATATTGGTCTAACAAAGGACAAAAAAATTGTAAAGAAAAAAGATTATCAATCAGATTTAGAATAAGACCAAATTTAGGTACAATAAAAGCTTATAAATATTTAGGTCAAGGACTATTAGAAGAAACAATTCTAAAAGTCCCAAGAAAACAAAAAGAAAAAATTATTTGTCAATAACAAATATTTATAGATAAAAAACTATGTCAATAATCAACGAACCAGATAGAAGTAAACTTTATACAAAAGTAAGACATGTACTAGGTGCTCCTTTAAGATCTATTGAGTTAGAGGACGAACAAATGGACACCTTGTTAGAATTTTCAATAGATGATTATTCTGAATTTGTACAAAATTGGTTAATAGAATCTAATTGGACAAATCTGTGGGGATTGAATGTTGAAACTCAATCTTTGTCGAGGGCTTTTTTAACTAAAAGTTTAGATTTCGAAACAAGATACACTTACGCATATTCAAAAATTGCGGGGCTACAAACAGGAGGTGATTGGGTATTAAAGAAAGATTATATTCAATTAGAAAGAGGTAGACAAATATATGAAATACCGGCAAACAGAGAACTCAATGAACTTCTTTGGTTTACTCCACCTGAGTTAAATAATATGTTATTTGACCCTTGGGCTTTTGGGGGTATAGCAGGTGGTGGTATATCAGGTCCTGCGGGTTATGCTCAGGTAGGTAATGTTTCGGGGAGTTATTTCCTTATGCCAGCCTTTGACATGTTACTTAGAATGCAAGAAATTAACATTCAAAGAAGAATAATTGCAGGTGATTTAACATACCGAGTGACCGCACTACCTGATGGAAAAAAGGCAGTCCACTTAATGAACACACCAGGAGGAAAATTTGATTTTGGTAACTCAACATTAATGAGAGGTAGAGTGTGGTATTGGTACTATGATACCACAGATGGTGATAAAGATAAATGTAGAAGAGATAATCCTGACATAATCAAAGATCCTTCTGAGGTTCCTTTTGAAAAATTAAGTTGGGATGATTTAAACAATCCCGCACAACAGTGGGTTAGAAAGTATTTTATTGCTTCTTGTAAAGAAACACTTTCCAAAGTCAGAGGTAAGTTTAGCGGTAATTTAAAAACTCCTGATGGTGATTTAACTATGGAATATGCAACTTTAGGTACTGAAGGTAAAGACGAAAAACTTAAACTTGTTGAGCAACTAACCGGTACTGAAGGTACTTTAAGTAGGTTAAGACCGGATAAGGTATTAGAAAGAGAAGCTCAGCTCGCAGAAAACCTAAACAAAACACTCAAGTTCAGACCTATGCCAAGACAAATCTATGTTATTTAATATGGTTAATAGAAAAGATATAGTTAAAATCCAAACACAAAAAGTTGTTCACCATGAAGTAAAAAGTAAAACTTCAGCAAAAATAATTTCAACTGAAAATTATATAACAGGCGAAGAAAATCTTGTTGTGGTTAAAGATGTAAAAAATTGTAATTTAATTCTTAACTCTGAAGTTAATAACAAAATAACCATCAAATCATTAACGAACGTAACAATCAAACCCGACAAAAATTTGATAGATGAAGAGTGGGAAGAAATGTTAGTTGAAAGGGGTGCTTGCGTTCAATTTTTTTTTGTTGGTGATTCATGGTATATTATATCATCTGATGGTATTAAACTAATGTAGGAACATATTTTTGCATTTCAGGTTCTGCCTTTTCGTAAATGTGGTAAGGACTTACATTTACCCTTTTCCAAAATAACATTTCTTCATTAGATATTTCCATTACATCTTCTAACTTATCTTGATCCCCTTCATCAAAAGGTTGACCGTTTATTAGTTCACATTGATCTTTTGTAAAGAATGGTCTGTCTTCAGGATTTTTAACTAACAATCCATTTCTAACTTCTTGTTTGAACACCACTAACAAAGGCTCCACTCGTTTATTGAATGTCGCAATTGCCCTTTGAATATTATATTGACCTTTCATAGTAGGGTTACTTTCTAAATCTGAAGGATCAATCCTATAACAATTAAGTTGGATTATAGAATCCAAATTATCAGGAATAATACCTCCATACGTATCAATATGTTCTTGTGACCAACCTTTCTTTGGTTTGTTAACTTTTTGAACATCCCCGTGTGAAGCTTTGGATCCGTTATTAACATAAAATATTACATCACCAAGATTAACGTTAAGTCCTTCTTTGATTGCCAACTCCATATGTGCTTGACGAGACATTAAACTTCCTGCTTTTGTAGTTTGTTTACTACGAATAATATAGTCATCAATACTTTGTTTAACTTTTGCTTTGTTTGCAATATCCATCAGAGGAATTTGTAAATCAAAGATTTGTTGTACATATTCATAATACCACTCAACAAATTCTTGTCCTTTACCATCAAGAAGTAATTTAATTCCTTTATCTAAGAACTTCTCAATATAGATTGGCATTTTTTTAGATTTTATTGAGTTACCCGTGAGTTTTATTTTACCTTTTGCGGTAATCAAAGCGTAATTCTTACGAGCTAAGTTAATACAAGCCGGCCATTGTCCGTCAGTATCAAGTGCCATTTCACCTCTCATCGCTAAATCATTGAACTCCATTACATCGGCTTCTTCACCAACATATTCTTTACCTTCTACAACTTTCCAATTCAAACCTTTACCAACATACTTTCTTGTTTCCACACCTTCAGGAACCGAGAAGTTAATACCGTCCGTGTCCATTACAAGAGGTGTATAACCACGATCCATAAAAAAGTGAATCATCATTCGAAGATACTGACGACCTGTACAAGTAATCATCTCTCCTTTGTCCATATCCCCCCAATGAAATACCTGTGGTGCAGATAACGCACCGAACATCGAGTTGATAAAGATCTTAATTGGTAATTGTTTACGGTCATAAGATGTTGATTTCTTTTTATCAATAGTCGCATATTCCTCAGCAAGTTGTTTGTATTTGATACGAGTGTTACGAAAGTATGATAATAAACCTTTCATCGCACCTGTCACATCACATTCAGGGAATACATCGTGAACTAACTGAATGGAAGGGTATAGAGACGAGTAGTCAAGTTTTAATACATTCTTTGAGTATCCTGTTCGAATCAACCTAGAAAGTCCTCCTACGAAGTTCCCTTTGTCATTCTTAGCTGGTATTGACAAGTTATGTTTGTAAGACCAAGCTAACATCAACATTTTCCATAATGTTGCAGTTCCCATCGTTGAAACCCTTTCATATGTTGTTGGGAGAAGTGATGCCAACAAGAATGAACCTTGATTGAACTCTTCGTCAACCAATAAAGTTTCTTCCAAGTCATCGTCAAGATAACGCTCAATAATGTCGTCCCCCGTTGTTTTAATATAAACTTTAGAATGTCTCCCACAAACATCATCAATCTTTGGGTCAACACCTATTTTCTTGTACTTACCATTCTCAATGTTCAACCAATACTCTTCTTTTTCTCGATACATAGAACCAATCTTGTCGTGGTCAACATAAACACGATCAGGAGCCTCAGCCTCAATATATTTGGTAATATACTTTAAACCCGCTTCTTTAATGTTTGAGTTGATAGCTTGAGCTCTACGAACTGAGTGAAGAATATCAATGATGTTGTAACCCCACATTTGAGTTTGAGTAAACTTCTCAACCTCATTTGCCAATTTCAACATTGATTCCTTTTGTGAAATAGATTTTTCAGGGTTCAAAGATTTAGCAACTCTTTTAATGTCAAGGTTTAAAGCCTTACATCTTTCATAGATCCAATACCAGTCGAAGTTGAATGAGTTGTACCCTGAAAGAATTGAAGGTTTTTGTTCCTCAATAATATTGAAGAACTCAGTAATACCTCTTCGTTCCTCATCTTCGTTTGAACACTCAATAACTTTTTTGAATCCTTTGTTTGTTTTGATTCCGATCATGAAGATACGACCATCCTTGGGCTCAAGTGAGGTCGTCTCCAAGTCGAATACCATCCTCGTGATGTCGTTGTATTCTTCGAATCCTTTGAATAGTCGTTTCTCTTTTGAGATTAGGTATTGTTCTACAGGTGGTAGTACCATGATGAGGTCTTTTACATTCTCACCCCAAGGATCTACTCCACCTTCCCTAAAGAACTGAATAAGGTTTCTATAACCTTTCATGGACTTAACCATAAAGGTAAGTCCTCGTTCTAAACGATCATTACCTTCAGTTTTTAATTTTTCTATAATGATACCATGTTTGGTCATGGCTTCTTTCTGTAAAGCTTTTGATTTTGAGTAAAAGTTTAAACTTCGTAGATCACCAACCCACGCAAATGAGATCAAGGTGTCTCTTGAGATTTGTTTACCTTTACCGGGAACTTCTTTGATTTTGTAGATTTTGTCGGATACATAATCGTACTCTACTGATACGATGAATTCCTCGGGGTCATTACCCACAAGGAAG